CATTGTAATTTCCTCCTTGAGAACGCCGTTTGGCGTTGTTATTGTGATTAGAATATTTGCTCTTGTAGGCGCAGGACACGTTGACGTAGACCATAACGCCGATATACAGTGCCATTTCCACAAACAGAGTGGTCAGTACACCGAAAACGAATGGGTTAATGTACATGGTTACTCCTTCTCTTTGAGTGTAAGACGATAGGTAACAGTTTCAGCAGTCTTGTACTTATCCAGTACGCCGTCCTTCTTCATGGCAGCTTCATCAATCTTCTTGGTGACACTGCGGGAAGTAACCCAGTTATACTTGGAACCTTCCATGATGACCTGCTTATCGCCATCGCGGAACTTCGCGGTACAGGCTTCCTTGATAAGGTCTTTCAGGGTTTTCAGCCGCTTTTCGTCTGCGGCGGTTTCCGCTGCTACCTTATCCAGCTTCTCCTGCAACTGCTCCGCTTCGGCAATCATAGCGTCAAGGTCACTGTCCGGGGACAGGTTGTTTGCGCGGAGAACCTTGAGGATTTCAGCGTCCTTCTTCTCGTCATACTTCGGAGAAACGCCGCCCTCAACGTGTTCCTTCCACCACTTCTCCACCTTCTTGATGGTCTTAGCCATATTCGGGTAACGCTCAGATACCTTGAAGGAACGCTCAAAGGTGTTGTCCGGGGTGACAATGAACGCTTCGGGGTTCTGGTAGTCCTTGTCCTCAAGGACAGTGCAGACCATGATAACGTCATCCACGCCCAGCAGCCATGCGTACAGTGCCGCCTGCAAAGCGTAGTATTCAGGAATGTCCTCAAGCCAGTCCTCACTGCGCTTCGTGGTTTTCATCTCAAGCACCGTGGTAGGCTTGCCGTTCTTATCGGTGAACAGGTAGTCCCACATGCCGCCGAAAATGGGTTCATCCTTGAAGAAATCGCCCCAGGTTTTCTTGAAGTAGTCCGCTCCGTACACATCGGTAGGAGAGGTCAGGTTCTTCCAGAAATACTTCTCCTTCATGTAGTCAGCCTGCTTCGGTTCGATAGCCTTACCTGCCAGGGTGTAGATGGTATCCTCAAAAGGTTCCTCATAGGTACGGGTGATTGCACACCAGGCATTGAACGGGGTAGTCCACGCGTTCAGACCCATAATGGCGGCGAAACGCGTACCCGTACACTTCTTAGGCTTCGCCGGGGGTGTGATGGAAATGGTGTTATTGTCATTCCACTTCATAGAATTGTCCTCCTTATCTTAGTAAACGAACTTGCGCCAGTTCAGAGAAAAGAAACTCTGACCATTTGCGCCCTTACGGTTGATGTGCTGGTAACCAGCACGTTTCATGTTGGCACGTGCCACACTACGCTTGAGTTTCCGCATCTTTGGTTCCCTCCAATTCCACAGCCTTGTCCAGATACCAACGTGCTTTCTTAATATCCTCAAGACCGTTCTTTCTCTTGTGACGGTAGAGATACTTGAGTGCATTGCAAATGCAGAAGTCAATGGTGGACTCCACGCCCTGCGTTTCTACCATCACGTCAATGCACTCAAACTTCCCGGTTTCATAATGGGAAGGATGGTTGACCATATCAGCCATCGTTACGCTCCGTACTGGGAGATGATTTCCGCAATGTTCTTGCAGAGTTCAACGCAGGCAGACGCGGCGATGTTGGTAAAGCCATCGGTTTTCAGCGCAATCTGCTGAACAAATTCCTCCTGTTCCTCGTCCTTGTCCATCAGGTCACGGCACAGGGTCTTGAGTTCGGCAATCTGTTCCTCAGTGGCAGCACCGTCAGCCCCGGTCAGTTCCTTCTTGGCTTCCTGACGCTCTGCGGTAGTAGCAGGGGCTTTCTTCTCCTTCTTGCCCTTCTTGGCAGCAGGAGCGGCGGCAGCGGCTTCCTCTGCGAACTCGTTAGGTTCATCGGTGTTGTCCTCGGAACCCAGGGTAGCGTCTACGTCATCAGGCTCCGTAATATCCAGCACAGCCATCCACAGGTAGCGGCGCAGGTAGGTGATGGAGGAACCCAACGCCTGCATGGGGTTGGTGACTTCCTTGCCCTGGTTGCTGATAATGGGCTTGACCTCGCGGTAGGGAACCACAAAGGTAACCGGGGGTTCATCCAGATTGTCCACGTTGTAGACGTTCATCATCGCCATCTCGTTAGTGAACTGGATATTGGTGGTCAGACCCACACGGGCGAAAATGCGGATTGCCGGGGGTACAATGTCCTCCAACTCAAAATACTTGAACTCAAGGTGCATGTTCTTACCAGACTTCTGCACCTTCTGGTTCAGGAAATACAGACGCGCTTTTGCCAGCTTCTGACGGGCGTTCATGCCCTCATAGATATTAGCCATTGCTATAATCCTCCTTATTTCTTGTAATCTTCAATTACAGTGATGCCATACTCAATGGCGCAGGTGTTCTCAATCTTGCAACCACGGGCTTCCTGCCAGCCTTTAGCGAAATAGGCTACATCGGCAGTTGCCAGCAGTTTCAGGGACTCGCCCAGATACCACAGGGGTTTCGCTTCCGCAGGTGCGTTCTGGAAGAAGGAGTCAATGACCTCCACTTCCTCACCCAGCAGCTTTTCCGCAGACTTGATAGCCTGCTCACGCACAGCCAGGATTTCAGCATCCGTCTTGTCACGCATGGGCTGAGAGATAAACAGTTTCTTCATGGGTATATCCTCCTTTAGAGATTTTCTAATAGTGCCAGGGTTTTCTTCTTGATGGTGTTGATTTTGCGGGTATTCTTCCGTGGCGGCTTTACACCCATGAAATCATTGATGTACTTCTGTGCCTGCTTCAAATACCATCTGCGGTCAACCACATCAATAGAGAGTCGGTTGTTGTTATCCACGATGCAGTGTTTGGGTAGACTCGGCACTTTGGAGTCTGCACCTGTCACTGAATGGGTTTTGTAGAGAGTGCCGCAGTTCAGGTCATCCGTGGCGTACACCCGGTTCACCTTCTGGACAGGGATTTTTTCTTCCCCTATCATCTGGTAGCACGTGCTGTACTTACCGCCTACTTTGGAAATCAACTGGAAGTCCAGTATGTTGTCACTGGCAGCAATCGTTTCCTCTGGGGAAGTACCGTCTACAAAGAACTGCTGGATAGCCCTTGCGATGACCACCGCATTGTTGTTGATGTTGAACGCGCCGCCGTTCATGTTGTCCCATGCAGGCAGACCCATTTCCGTAAAGTCCATATTGGCGTTGGTCAGAATACCTCTGACAAGCTGACCGCCCTTGACCTTCGGCTTGCCGCCACCCACGGGGATTTCCACGTAGTTGTTCACGTCCTTCTGGACTATCTTCTGGATGAAATCTTCTTCCAGTTCAAAGCCCGTCCTATCCTGCCACTCCTGCGTAATCTCCTGCCACTTGGCTTCATCGGAGTTATCAAAGCTGACCATGATACCATCCGTGTTAAGCTGGATGATTTTCAAGGTAGGACACTCACGTACCAGGTGTACGGAGAGTTCCAGCAGAAGCAACTGTCCAGTGATGCACACTGACCGTCCCATCAGCGGGTCATACAGGTCATTGTAAGATACGCCGTTCTTGCCGTTGAGCATCGTGCCGTAGGTGGTGTTGAGTACCAGCTTGAGCGCGTTTGCCGTATCCTTATCGCCAGACTTTTTAGCCTTAACTCTATCCTCAAGGGTCTGCACAAAGACTTCCGGGGACGGGATGTTTCGGCTGCAAAATCCGTACTTCTGACCTGCGGACAGCGGAATGGTCATCAGGTGCGGGTAGTAACTCGCAACGTCCTTGTTGCGAATGGAGCGGGTGTCCGTAGCTTCCTCCGTGTAGGTAGGAATTGCACCGTGGATACCGCCGTAGGCGATGGTGCAGGGACACACACCCACCATGATTTCAAGGCTTGCGCCTTTGACCTTCTTACCGTGTTCGTCATAACCTCCGAACAGGTCAATGTCTGGTACGGTAGGGTCATGCAGGCGGTCAAAGAAATCAAAGACCTCCTGCGGGATGTACTCACGCAGCAGCTTGTCCGGGTACTGATAGTTCCGTTCATCTGTCCACGGGGTACGGGGCTTCTGGGCTTGCAGGTACACAGAGGTCAGCTTCGCGTTGGTCATGTACATAGCCTTACGCTCGTCAATCCCTCGGACTCTGCCCAGAGTAGCCTTATTCTTGAGGTAGTTCACCCTGATTTTGTAGAGGATTTCCGTAGCATCCACGTCATACTTACAGTATTTGATGGTCTGCTCAAGTTCCTCTGCTGTCAGTCTGCGGGTGATGTTGAAGTCCACTTCCGTTTCCTCAATGGGGATACCCAGGTGGGCTTCAACGCCCTTCAAGGAAGTGCCGTCCTGACAGTCATCCATCAGGTCAAAGCTATGGAAGTACACCCTGTAGTCACGCAGCAGGGGAATGTCCCAGCCGTCTATTTCCTCCACGATGATAAGGTCATTGACTTCCTTGACCTGTTCCGGGGTCAACCCAACCATGACCGCCTTGAGAATGTGGTTGTCATAGTGCTTGTTGTTGAACCCTCCCAGGAAGGGGTCTTGCTCCATGAACGCCAGAACAGCGTCATTGTCATTGTGGATAACTGTGTACTGTCCAGTGGATAACTCCTTGAATACGAACAGCCAATCATGGGCGAAAACCTCACAGTCGAAAATGTAAGTGTTTTCTATCATGGGTTCTCCTTTGCTCTAAATCCAATTTTCCTCAGATAAGGATTGAAGATTTTTAAGCGAAAAAAATTTATAGCAGGTCAAGAAGGGCCAGGGTCTTACGCTTGAGAACCGTCTTGTTGTCCTGCGGTTCAACCATCTGGGAGAACACTGCCATAAGCACCTGCTTGACAATGCTATTGCCAGCCTGCTTATAAAGCTGGGTGTTGCTTACAACGGACGCTGCTTTCTCATAGTCCGTATCCGTAAAACCCATCAATCTCCAACATTCAAGAGGGGTCAGCTTGCGGATACGAATGAGATAGAGTTCTCCGTCAATCTCATAGACGAACCTCTGAAAAACGTCAGGTACATTCTCCACGGTTCCCGTTTCCAGAAGGTAGTTATCCTTCTGTACGGTACTGATTGTGTTACACAGACCATCGGTCCGGGGTTCAGCTTCTCGGTGTTCGTTAAAACCGTGATGGACTTCGTGCGCTTCGTATGCCTTACGCAACTTCTTTCCTTCCTCGGTACGAACCATTCTTAACGCTACAGTATTACTCATAGGCTTCTCCAATCTGGCAATTTCCACGATATGAGGTTGCCGCCCCCCCCCTTGCATCGTATTCAAGGTAGGGCAGACACTTTGCGTGTCCCAGACTGCACCTGCATATCCAGTGCCATGTCCATACAGACTTCCTAAAAATCTGCTTTCAGTATCTTTTGACATTCAATCACCTTTAACGGTTCCTTCCAGGATACAGCGGTAATGGTTGGACTCAATTCATCCGAACCGTAGACCGTGTTACTCTGGTGTTTCCCCGTTCCTTTCTCTATGAACCCTAATTCTCTGACACTCAAGGACGGCATTGCTTCCATAGTTGCTAAGTCCCTTGTAATCTCTGGACAAGAGGGTTGCTGCAACGTCCGCGTGTCTTGCATTTGGGGTACGGCTGTCATCGGAACTTCCGCAGTTACGCAAGATGATACCTTCCCTCCCCTGACCAATGAGCGCAGGTTTAATCTTTCCGCTGGATACCAAACGGTCAATCAGTTCCTTTGCCTTGTCGGAGGTAACGTAGTATTTTGCGTCTACGTCCGTTTCCAGATAATCAGCCATCACGGTAGTCAAACTGATAGATACTGGGAAGTCAAACTGGAAGTCACCCAGAATACTTACCGCAATACAGCGGTTTCTGGACTGGGGAATACCATAATTCATAGCGTTCAAATCCTGCCAAAAGGTCTTATAACCTCTGGACTCAAGGTAGTTCAGCCAGTTCTGAAAATCAGGCATGTTCTTAGCAGAGTGTACCTGGGGTACGTTCTCCATCACAAGAACCTGGGGCAGATTGTCCGTTTCATTAAGAAGTCTTTCAACCTCCCAAAGCAGACCAGACCGTGTGCCACTGCCCTTAGTCATGCCGCCACCTTTACCTGCCACTGACAAGTCCTGACAAGGAAATGAGTAAGTAAGTAAGTAAGTAAAGCGGTCAACATCCACGATGCCCAAATCTGAACCCTTGATTTTCGTAATGTCCATCGTAGGGAAGTTCGTGCCGTGAATTGCGTTGTAACTGGCAACCGGGTATTTGTCGAACTCTACCACTCGGTAGTGTTCAAAATCTGCGCCTATGTCGCGCAACGCCATTGCCTGACTACCTACTCCTGCGAACAGTTCAATCAGACGTATGGGTTTGTCAATGGTAAATCTCATACTGTATCCTCCCATTTCATTTTCAACCCTAATCTGTGTACTGCATTGAGTATTTCATCGGCAGATTTTGCGCCCAGATTGCGAATAGTGAGTAAATCCCACTCGTTTTCTAAAGTCAGCAAATCCTTGACCGTCTTGATACCCTTTCTCCATAGGCAGTTATAGGAACGTGTTGACAAACAAAGATGTTCAATATGCAACTCCAAAGTAGGAGTCTTACTTTCGCGTTTCAACACATCCGTAGGCAAAGCACTGTTTGAGAGTACACTATTGAGTTGTTCTTCCGCTGCTTTTCTTCTCTCAAATTCTTCTTCGTACTTCGTGTAGGGTACAGAAGAATATCTGAGTAATCGCGCGGGATTTCTCATTTTGCGTAGTGCCTTGACTTGAATTTGCCTAATACGTTCAGTGGTTAGCCCGTATTCACGTCCTATATTATTGAGGGACATTTCATCATGGTATCGCTTTTCAATGATTGACCGTTCCCGGTCAGTCAAGGTTTCGCGTATCAGACTTAATATACCGTTAGGGGTATACTCTACGGGTTCCTGAGTTATATCGGATAGTAGGGCGTATAGCCAAAGCACTTCATGCTTGTCTTTATCAGTCATGGGGTGTCCTCCTTCGCATCCCACGCCACATAAAGTGGCGTGATTTTAGATTTTGAAAGCGGGACGCACACCGCTAGCGTAAGACGCGCCGCTGCAGTCCGCAAGGCCGTCGGAGTCGACAG